AGCATGGGGGTGTTGGCCTTTTGGTAAATCATGACGACCAGAGCGGTCATATAGATAATTAATAAAATCACAGCGGTTCTGCTGCTGTCTAACTTGTCGCTTTGCTTGCTCTCTTTGGTCAATTACTGTCATGCGAGACTTGGCTTACGTTATGTAAGCTTAGTCTTATTTTAGGAATAATGCTAATTTTTTCTGGCTTACGCAGGCTTAATTAAAAGCTTAGTCGAATTAACCAGTAGGTCGATGTATTAGCAGCTTACTAGAGCTAATAGCTAAGCCTGCAAAACCTCTATCAGCACTATCTGCTCTATTATTAAATGCAAAGGTATTGTTAGTCCCTACAGTCCCATCACCTTGGATGTAGTAGAAAGTTCCAGGAGTCAAACCAGATAATGTATCGACTGTATTACCAAATGTTTTTATCGTTGCTGTTTGACCATCCGAATAGGCAGCATCAGCAAAACCAACAAACTCTCGTGTGTATGTCATGTTTGTTGCCATTTCCTGAGTGGAAATAATACTTGTTGCTGTTTTATTAGCAGCACTACTTGATGCGATTTGATTTGTATAGAAACTAAACAAGTAACCACCAGTGATATCAATTAAATCCTTATAGTTCTTTGTACCAAAATTTAGTGGGTTTGGAGCATAAATAGTTCCACGACCTCCTACCGTTAATGTATTGTTGCCAGATCCACCGCAAGACAGGAACGAACCTCTCACTCCTGCATAATCTTCTACGGTGAAAATAAAGCGCCCTGAACCTGACTCATATGCAAGTTGATGTTCAGTACCCGTACTGCCACTACCGCCTACGTTGTATGTCGCATCATTAATAGTTATATCTGTTTTACCTGCATTGAAGTAACACAACATTGCAAAATGCTCATTAGAAGTTTCACTACCACCTGATTTTGCTTGCCATGTATATGCAATTTTTTCAAGAGTTGGATCCCAGGAAATTCTCGGATCTTGACCTCTTTGGGTAGAACTTGGCGTTTCAATATGTTTTGCTCCTGCATTTGCATAAGTTGGAGCCGCTGAAGTATTCGTACTAGCGTTAATTATTTTCGCGTATAACGCCTTATTAATGAATCCACTGGGTGGCGATGTAGATTCCATCGCACAACAAAATAACCATTTTGAACTATCTACGGAGATAATACCCCATGAAGTTGTAGTTACAGCAGCACCAAACATGTCAGTGCTGATCATATTGCTATTACTAGTTGCGCCTGTATGCCATGTTAAGGTTCCACTATTGATATAACATATTTGAAATTTGCATCCACCTGAAGATACATCTTGGAAAACGACTATTGTTCTTGCAGTTGTTGGATCAAAAGCAGACGAACAATAACGAATCTCACCATTACCTGGACTTACAGCACTTGACCAAGTAACTGAGTTACTAGAGCTAGATACGGTGCCTACATAACCCTCTAAACGTGAAGGACTGTTGTCTTTAGCAACAAATAAGATAATTTTATCAGCTGTCGTATCGTAGACAGCTGACATTTCTTTATAGTTATTACTACTATTAATTGAAATTACGTTGCCCCAGGTTGTATTACCAGTTGTCTTGTTTGGAGTGCCAACTCTGCATTTAAGGTAGCCATTACCTCCCCAAATAATTAAAACTTTACCTGTGTCTGGATCGTAAACAGTAGTAGACTTTCTATTCGCTCTAATATCTTCACCTTGACTATTAGCATCATTGACATAAAAATTTTGACCATTTGAAATAACACCTGCTGGTACAGATCTGTTTTGTTCAGTTTCTTTTACCTCACTAACCTTGCCGTCTGTTTGGATTCTGACGGTTTTATTGTTAGCAATGCTTCCATTCGCGACTGCCGTAAAAGTATTACCTCCAGCTGGGACATTAGCCCAACTAGGAGCAGTGCCAGATCCTCCAGATGTTAGGACTTGTCCAGATGTACCGTCACTTCCGCCAAATTTAAGTTTAACGTCATTTGCAAATGTAAAAGTAGCAGTAGTATCGTGCCAAAGTAATTTGGTAACTCCAGACTTTTTAATAGTAATATCTGAGTCTTGGACGTTGACTATCTTATTTAGGTTTATATGAGTTGGACTAATACTAATTATTCCTGGCACAGTCGTATTTCCAATATCTAAAGTGGAAGCAGGGGCGAATTGCATTTTATTATTGTTGCCATCTGACCAGATAGATAAATCTGTTCCAACTCCAAATAAGAGTTTTTTATTATCTCCTAGATGTATATGTTCCGATGAAGTCCAAGCATCAGTAGCGTTAACCCAGTTAAATGTCTTCGTGGTAGAACCAAGCAAGCTCCAGCCCCCACCATCTGCGGTGGTATCACTAGGACTTGACACTTTGCCGATCTCAATATTTTTATCTTCGACTTGAAGTGTGGTCGTGTCAATCGTGGTTGTTGTGCCGTTAACTGTGAGGTTGCCACTTAGTGTGAGATTTACACCTGTGGCATTACCCGTGAAAGCAGGGGCAGCTTTTGGTGCAAAACTAGCTACAACGAATGCAGTCGAAGCCGCTTTAGTACTATTGTCTCCTGCTGTAGCAGTTGGAATTGTAACCGTTCCTGTAAATGTAGGATTAGCTTTCGGGGCGAAGTTAGTTGTGACGTAGCTTTGTGTAGCCAGATCCGCTATGACAACAGTTATCTCGTTATTCGAGCTATCCTCGTAGATTAAATCTTGAACTTTTAAATCGCCGAAACTCATGAAGAAATCTCTTCTTTTCCCAATATCTTTATTTTAGTAGAAGTCGTTATGATTACTTGTTTATTCCTTGGTTAAGAGCCTGCAATTAAACCAATAACATGCAATCTGCTTAACCAGGATCTTTAATCAATAATTTATCAGCAGCTATAGCTACACCTGCAATTCCTGCATTTTGAGTGCTAGTACTTGCAATTCCATCTTCTCTAACATAATACTTTGAGCCAATGGTTAATCCAGATAATCCACTTTTTACATTGCCGTATGTGATGATAGTTACTGTTTGACCATCTGAATATGCTTGATCTGCATAGCCTACGTATTGATGTTTAGTGGTACTGTCATGATTACTTGAAGCTGAAAGAGCACTCCAGCCTTCTATGCGTACTCTATTGCCTGTGTTGTAGTTTTGGACAGGTTGGAATAGTTTATCTGTAATAACATTTCGATTAGAAGATGCAGTATGACCCATCCATACATCTCCGTGACTTAATCCTCCACTTCCATTTACAGTACTATTTTTAGTGGGTGTTCCAGATGTGTTATTTACCATAAATGCTTTATTTGCTCTGTTAGAGGCAGATTCTCTAAAAAATACATATATCTTTTTAGCTGTTGAGAAATAGTGAACATCCCAAAAAGATGGTTGGTTGTTAACACAGAATGTAAGTGAATTAGTTTTATCAAAACCAGTACCGCCACTATTTTTCGTCAATCTTCTTAACCTACCTTTATTGTTATCACTTGTATCTGCGTAAGCAAAAAGTATATTTTGATCTTCTGCATTGTAATCTGCTCTAATTGCAGAAGCATTTGTTTGAATAATAGCTGCTGTTTGAATTGTACAGGTATTGCTAGAGCTAGAAACTGTTATAAGATTACCTTTCAAATCAGAACTAGATTTATAACCAATAAACACCTCTCCAGTACCATTACCGCCTTTAGTAATTACTGTATTATTGTCGCTGATACCAGAAGTGTCTAATACTTGTTTTGTACCCCAATCAATACTTCCAGAACTTGAGTTATATGTACCTATAACAACATACGGACGTTCACTATTACTATCATCTCTCATCAATAAAACTATTCTATTAGTAGTCTCATCAAAATATAAAGTAGGTATTCTTGCATGATTTTCAGATCCGTTTGGTTGGGTCCAATTACTTTTACCTGAAGGCCAAGTAATACTATTATTACTGGTGTTATATGTACCTGCTCCTACATAAACGTTATCATCGTTTCTACATCTAGAACCAAGGATATATTTATTGTTATTGGTGTCGTAGCAGACACTAAATCCCTCGTAAGAACCGTTTGCTCTAATTGTAGATTCAACCCCTAAATCATCTGAATTGCTAATTGGTCCGCTATTAGCTCTACCATCTGCGCTAATACTCATTACAGAATATCTTATATTATTGTCTGCATAAGACGCAGTGTAAAAAGAAACTACTCTATGTTGATCTGGATCATAAATTAGCCAACTATTATTTCCAGCATCAGCACTACCAGAAGCAGCCGAATAAGAATTATTGTCACTTATATTTGATGCTGCACTTAAAATTTGTTTTATCTCCTCAACTTTTCCATTCGATTTTATTTTGACTTGTTTGTCGGTAGCTATTGCTCCATCAGCTACTGCGGTGAAGGTGTTGCCTCCTGGTGGAATAGTAGCCCAACTAGGAGCTGCACCACTACCGCCAGATGTAAGGACTTGCCCAGATGTACCGTAGTTAGCTCCAGCAATACCTAATTGACCTGCACTTCCAATACGGTATTTTTCTGTAAGAGTTCCATCTTTTCTACCCTCTATCGTCAAATAAGCAGTTCTGTTAGCACCTGTGGAAAAATCTTCCTCTGAAATACTTTTTATAACATTTCCTACTAAACCATTAGCTGGACAAAGTTCAACAGACGCTGCCTGACTAGTTGCAGCAGTAGTGTTCTGTACTCTTGCAATTGCACCAGTAGCATGTTGTGTTTGGAAAGTAGTTCCATCAAAAGTAAGACTTGTTTCAGCTTCTAAAGTATTAGCAGTACCAGAGCCAGTTACAACTCTGTTATCTGCGTTGTTATTGATTGTTGTAGAAGTGACTGCTTGCCACGATCCATCACCTCTTAAGAAAGTTGATGATGAAGCAGTTCCACTACCAAGTCTTGCTGTTCCAAGAGTACCAGAAGAAATATTTGAAGCGTTTAATGCAGTTAAAGTTGAGCCGTCTCCAATAAATGTCTTACCACTAGCAACTTGAATATGTTCTGAAGATGTCCACGCATCAGTTGAATTGATCCAAACGAAAGTTCGATCTGAACTAGCTTTAAGAATTATGCCTCCACCATCGGCAGTCGTATCACTAGGCGTTGATACCTTGCCGATTTCAATATGCTTGTCTTCTACCTGAAGTACGTTCGTATTGATAATTGTTTGCGTTCCCGAAACTGTCAGGTTACCGCTAAGTATTAAGTCAGCACCATTGATTGTCCCAGTAAAAGTAGGATTGGCTTTCGGAGCAAAATTAGTAGTGACATAGCTTTGTGTCGCTAATGTACTTAGAACAACTGTGTTATCTCCAGAGCCGCTATTCCATATTAAATTTCGACATTTAAGATCACCGTAAGCCATGAATAGGTTTCTTCTATTTCCCTATCAGTAGTTTAATTGAACCGAAGAACTTAACGTCTACTCTGGAACGACTTCAGTAGGTGTTATTTCTTCTAATGCGTTTATTTCTTCTTGAGCAATAGCTGTCTTTAATTCATCAACCGCTTTATTTGCTGCTTGGAATTTAACACCTGCGTCTTGTTGCTCTTTGACTGCATCAATAAGTTTACGAACAAGTTCCTGATCTGCCATAACATTTAATAGACGTATCCAAATTATAGATTATTTAGACAGTGACTGCGTTTAAGGCTTAGTCGGCCAAGTATGGGTATGTGGCCAGCCACTAGCTGTAGGTAAATCTCTAAGAGCTTGTCTGTAAGTTTTCATATCGTCAGAAAGAGTCACGTCTGATAAAGCCAGATAATCAGTCTCAGCCAACTTCTCATCTCTTTTTACTCTTTCCCCAATTGCAGTATTAGTATCAATCTCTGTTTTAGCATCTCCAGTCGCTGTAACTACTTTCCATTTCTTTTGCCATTGTCCTGATACTTCTTCAATACCATCTTGCTCGACGGATTCATAAGGTGGCGTTAAAGAAGGTTTTGAACCTTCACCAATAGTCAAATAACCAAGACTTTCTACAACGTCATTAGTTATAGGTTTCGGAAAAGAAGTGTTTGGGTATTTTGCCAGTATTTCACTTCGAGTTTCAACAGCTCCCGAAGTATTGTTTCTGAATTCCATAGTTAGATACGCTGGTTAGGCATGAGCATAGTATAGGTAGACAACTCCGTTCGCATTGATGTGATCATAAAAAGTACCTCCTGAAAATTGAACACCTGTAGAGATTGGATAACTAACTAGCTGAGGAGGAGTATTACCGTCACCATTGTCGTTCATAGATAGAACTCTGTTGTTTGATTGAGTACTTGTCCAGCTATTTAAAGTATCCTGCACACACCAATTTTTACCTGATGCCTTGCCTTTCGTCACCATGAATCTAGGTTGGAACCCTAAATCTAGCTGATGTGAACCTCCCGTTCCAGTATAGGTTCCGACTTTAGAAATCCCTGGGACACTTGAGAATAATTGAGCGTGATAAATGTAACCAGATTGGTTGGTATCTTGATCAGTATTGACAACAAAATGGTCTGCTTGGAGAGGCGCACCGCTACCAAACATCACATTACTAGAAGTAGTTACACCTCCATTATCAATTTTCATCCATTGTGAATTACCCATGCCATGGGATTGGAAGGTAATCCATTCTCTTCCGTTTTCAAAACTTTTTATGATAATCCATTCAGGGGCTTGCCCAAGGTGATGAATGACATTCTGCTGAGAACCCGTCCCTTTATAGAGAAGAGATTCATGTCCCATATGATTCTTCCACATATAGCTGATATAGTCTGAATTCATAGAACTGTTATGGTTCCATCCATTCATATAGTCAAAGCTCCATGAAGTATTTTGACCTGAACCATTATTAGAATTAAATCCATCACCAAATCCTTCCGCATGTAGACCTCTCGTATTGACTTGCCAGTTAGCGTTTCCGTTAGCTCTCTTCTTGACCCAAGCAGTGTCTACTTTGAATCCTAAATTACTATTGTTTGAGTTCTTAGTTTCAAAGTAAGGAGTATCAGGCCAGCCTGTTCCATTAGAGCCAAAACTCATTTCAAGTGCTTGATCAGCCTGTTCTATTGGTTTTCCAACTATTCCATCAATTTTTCTAATAGCTGTATAAATATATCTCTTACCATTCTTATTCGTTAGTGCATTACCGTTTTGAGGGATTATAAAACCCTTATTATAGAACCAAACTCTTCCAGACGAGCCCGTATTAGTCTGTTCAGTTCCACCTACGTTACTGCTCATCCAATATGTTCTTTGGGGTGATACTCCTCCTTGATCAGACGCCCATACCCACTCTTCACTATCATCTACGTCTTTGATAATAACTAGTTGAGGGGTCCATCCTAAATCAAATTGTTGTTCAGAACCACCATGATTTCCCATATAAGCACCCATCTTCATTACAGAAGCATCGCCGTCTTTTCCAAACGCCTCTTCGTTATCAGCAAATAAATAACATTCGTATGTATTACCACTTCCATTAAGATCAGTAGTATTGTCTACAAAAAACTGAGTAGTAGTAGGTGCGCTATTACCAAATGATCTGCCAGAGTTTGAGGCGGGAGCACCACTGTTTAATTTTGAGTAATAAGTGTGGCTATTAGAATTTTTAGTGTATTTGTGATAGACAAACCAGTTCCCAGTACCACCACTGACTTTCTTTATCCACATCATACCCACTTCGGCGTTGAGGCTATGACTGATACCCCTGTTGTTGACTCCGTTCCCGCTATATCGAACTATGTCGAAAAAGCCTTCAGCTTTCCTAAGACTATAAGACATCATATCTTTTCCATCCTGATTCACATCCGAGCTTGTTCCCAACGTGTAACCAGTACTTGTAAATCCTGAGAAAGCATTTGGAAAACTTGCTTCTGCTGCTGCGTCATTCGGTCTTAGCATCATTGCTGCCGAAGTTTCTGTCGATGTTGAGACCCAGTCGCCACCACCACTACTTCTTTTTCCAGTTAATATTTTGCCACCTTCACCAGACATATCCAAACCTGTGGTAATACTTCTACTTGTAGAATTACCGTGATAAGTAGTAATATTAAAAATCTCGTCTATATAAAGACCTTCTCCACCTGCACCAGCAGCGCCAGACATTAATCGTTGTGTAGCGGTATCCATTACTAGTTAACGTAATCGACTAAAGCTGAACCTCTATACCTCGTTCCACCATCATCAGTCACAAACATAAATAGATGTGTCTTTCCAGTCGTCAACGCTGGTGGTGTATCTGCATTCCATTTTACGCTGGAAGGCCATGTGACGGTACCACTTGAGTGTGTTAATTCCAAAGTGAAGGCTGTAACAGTACCAGAGGCAGCTGGATTACTAAAAGTAAATGTACTGTTTCCTGATATCGTCTTAATAAAGTAGTTGCCTGTATTTAAATTTAGATCAAGAGCACTAACAGTTTTAACAGGTCCATAAATAGCAGAAGCAAAAGTGGCATTTTGACTCGCGTCAAGAGTTAATGCAGTTGTACTACCATTTGATCTTAAAAAATGACTGCCAGCACTATCAAAATAAACATTTCCAACATCATTATTAATTTCAAAATTACCTGATTGATGTTTTATAGAAGCACCATCTCCAGAACTATGACCAAATACTATTCTTTTAGTATTAGCTATATCAATTTCACCACCAAACGTGGCGTTATTTGAGCCGTCTAAAGTTAAACCGTTTACCCAAGACCCTGTTGAATAATTCCCTATTGAAAGTTGTGCGGCGCCAGATTCAGCAACAAATCTCCATTTATCAGCGTTATCATCTCCTTCATCTGCATGTAATTCAAATATTCCAGCAAC